CCGCTGTCAACAACACGGACAGCAACGCCAAAGCCGGGCACCCGTCGACCGGTCTCATGCAAACGATCATCGGAACGTTTGAGGCGTACCGGAATCCGGCGTTTCCCGACAGCATGACGGACCCCGTGGCGAACGTAGCGGCGGGAATCAAATACATCATCTCCCGGTACGGCGACATCACTAAAGTTCAGCAGGCCAACGCGTCCATGCCCCCCAAGGGTTACGACGCGGGCGGCATGCTGCCAGTCGGCATGTCGTTGGCATACAACGGAACCACTCAGCCTGAGCCGGTATTGACGGGCGACCAGTGGGACACGATCCGGGCGCGGGCCGCGCCGCAACGCGGCAGCTCGACACACCACTATCACATCACCTCGCATGATCCATCGTCTGTGGCGCATGAGATTGAGCGACGCGAGACGGCGAACATGCGTGCCCGCCTGTAGGCCAAGGGGGACGCGGTGCAATACGACGCCGCTTGGTACGGCTCGCAATTCATCGTCGGCGGAATCACGATCAATGGCTCAACCGACGCGGCCGGCTGTGACTGGATTCTCACCAAAGAGACCGGATGGTTCGGGTCACCCGCAATCAAGACGGCCCGTGTGGACAAGCCGGCAGCACGCGGCATCTTCCGAGGCAACGAATATCGCGGCGGCCGAGTCATGACCGTAGAAGGAACGTTGTCGGCGCCCAGTGTCAACGCGCTGCGCGCCGCACAACGGACCCTGGCCGGTATTCTCCCTGACCCGCATGCACAGTACCCGCTGACCGTGATCGAGGAATCCGGGTACAGCTCGTATGCGAACGTGGCGCTGGACGGCGAACTGTTGATGACGCCGATCAGTGCGTTGTCGGTCAGCTTCACCATTCAATTGGTGGCACCGGACCCGAGGAAGTTTTCCAGCACGCCCACCACGATATCCACGCTGTTGGCGTCGGGCGGCTCGGGTGGTGTCCTCTACCCGGTTCTGTACCCGGTGAACTACGGGGCGCCCGGCGTTCCTGGCGCGGTCACGCTCACGAACAACGGCACGGCCGAGGCTGACCCGTTGTGTGTGCTCACGGGACCGTTGACGAGTCCGTATCTGGTCCGTGCCGACACGGGGGACACCGTCACGTACAACGGCACCCTTGCCGCATCCGACAGTGTCGTGATCGATTTCGGCACGGGAAACGTGACGCTTAACGGCGTGAACCGTCGTCCACTCGTGACCGCGCTGAATTGGTTTTCGATTCCGGCGCGAAGTTCGATCAGCATGCTTTTCCGCTCCGCGAACCCCGCTGACACAGGATCGTTGGCGGTCACGTTCGGGGACACCTCGTATTAAAGGGAGTCGACCCAATGGTGTGGAGCGGAACCCCCGTGCAAAGCACGTCCGCCATCCCGATGTTGACGGCGGCCGGCGCGGCCGTGAACACGGCGGCGAACTATCGGAACGGTTTCATCGGCGCGTTTGCCGCCGCCAACCCCGGTGGTCCGATGGCGTGGCGCCCCGGCATCATTTCCTCCGCTGGTGGCACAGTCGCGCCCAATACTGATCTCAAGGTCAGCCAAACCGCGACGGCCAGCAATCAAGTACTGGCGCAGCCCGGGACGCTGGTCATTCCCCGGGGCGGATTGGCGGCCGGGCCGTACCTCGTGGGGTTCGCCACGGTCAGCACGCTGACCGCCGACCCCGCGTCCAGCGTCAACCCCCGTATCGACGTTGTGGCCGCCCAGCTCATCGACAGCGCGATCGGCGACAGTGGCACGCAGGGCGGACAACTGTTCATGGTGAACGGCACGCCGGCCGCGATCCCGGCCGTACCCACGCTGCCCTCGGGTGCGATACAGATAGCTCAGCTTTACCGCGCTACCAACGTGAACACAGTTGCCGCCGCCAACATCACCGACGCCCGTGTCTCGGCGGGCACGGCCGGTGGTGTGCGTGCCCTACTGCCTGGTGACCCGTGGAACGCGGCGGGAGCCTACATCGGCGAATGCACGTTCGACGCGGTCACGCAATTCAAGAGCGGCCTACGCTACTGGGACGGGACAGCCTGGCGCGGTGTGCGCACCACCATTGTCCCGTACACGCTGAATATCGGGCTTGCCCAAACCATCACCACGGCCGGCAGTCCCTACACGGTGTGCACCGCCACGGTCCCCGATCCGGGATATCAGTATTACCTTGCGGTAGCCGCGAAAGCGGGCGGGTCGAACGCGAGTAGCGGCACGTCGCTGATTACCCGGATCAATCTCGACGGGGTGGGCTATTCGATCGCGTGGTCAACGCTCGGCGCGGTGAGTATCTGGGAATGCCATAACCCGCAAGTCATCATCGGGCCGTTGACCGGTGCGCACACTCTCACGCATCTTGTGTCCGTCGACATCGGAGGTCCCGCCGCAACGTCCAATAATGCGTCTGACATGTACCTGTCCGTGCAAGTGATCCCATACTGACGGCGGGCGGACATGTCCTATCAGGATTGGTCGGTCTACGCGTTCGAGACGGTGAGCGGGCGCATGGCCGCCGAGATCCCGTTTCACGGCACCCTCGGCTACTCCTACGCGCTCAACGACCCCGGCGCCGGCTCGGTGACCGTGCCGCTCGGCGGCAACGGTATGTCCACTGCCGACATTGAAGAGTTGACGCAACCGTGGCGCTGGACCTGGGCTATTGCCTACCGCAACTACATCTGTCAAGCCGGCCCGGTGATCTCCGAACAGATGGCCGACACTCAGGCGTACACGACGGTGACGTTCGCCGGAATCTGGAAGCTCTTTGCCAAGCGGCTCTTGTTCCCCGCATCATTCACCGGGGGCAGTCCGGCAACGAGCAGCGCGGACACCACCTACACCAACGTAACCAATCTCCAGGTAGCGAAAAACCTTGTCGCTACATCGATGGCGCGGGGTTCCCTGCCGATCGTGCTACCGCCCGACGATCCGCCGGGCACGGTCACCACCACGTACTACGGCTACGACATGAGCCTACTGTCCGACGCGTTGACCAACCTGACCGCGCTGGTGGGCGGCCCGGAAATCGAGTTCCGGCCCCAATTCAGCCCGACACAACCCGGCTATTTGCAGTGGTTGATGCGCATCGGCTCACCCCGCCTCGGTCAGCTCGGCAGCCCGTGGGCGTGGGACTACGGCGCACGGGGCGCCGTGCAACAGCTCGATTTCAACCGTGACGGTTCGCAGATGACCTTTTCCGATTACACCCGCTGCTCGGGAAGTCAGTACGATCTCATGGTCGGCAATGGGCAGTCACTCGGCCTGGTCGGCGCCGGCTATCCGCTGCTGGAAGACGTCAACGGCGATCACACTCAAGTGGACGATCAGCCCACCGCGGATTCGTATGCGAAACAGTGGGTGGCCACCTATCAGAACACAGTGGACACGCCAGCGGCGCAAGTCAGGGTGGACGCCAAAGACGTGTCCGGGCGGCTCACCGGTAGCCCCACGCTGGATCAAATCGCGGTCGGCGACACGGCAGCATTCAATGTGCAGGGGCACCGCCGGATGCCGAACGGCACGTACACGTGCCGGATTACCGCCGTGGCCAACGGGTCGACGTTCGACACTGCCGCGCTCACGTTGCAACCCACCGCGTTGGTCACCACGGGGGTTGGCGCGTCATGACGCTACCTGGATTCGTTCCCCGGCCGAATGCCACGGTGGTGGACCGCCTGGCGGCCATTGAGCGCCGACTACGCAGCATGCAACAGGCCACCGCCGGGGCGACCTCCGCACAAGGCGGGACACCGCTCGGCAGCACGTACCCCGCGCCGATCGGCTCGGCGGCGTCGGCCGGCGCCCTGCTCACCGCCGCGCACTCCGATCACGTCCACACCTCGGCCCTGGCCGCACAGACGGATGTGGCGCTGAGCAGCCCCGTACAGGGACAGTCGCTGATCTACACGGGGACACAGTGGGCCAACCTCGGCGTGCCGTTCATGGTGACGGCGCTGAGTCAACTCACCACGCCCTACGTCGGCGAGTTCGCCTATTGCTCGACGGATGGCCTGCTGTACAAGTACAGCGCCGCCGGGGCGTGGGTCGGCGTGACCGCGCTCGGCCCCGACGCGCCGACCTTCCCGAGCAGCACTCAGGTACGGGAAGCGCGGTATCGCGCGATCACGAGCGGCACGCCGCAAGCGCTGACCGCTGGCAGTACCGCCGTACAGTTCGGCACCGCCGACTACACGTCCAGCGACGTGACCGTGTCCGGCACCGGCAACACCGTGTTCACGTTGATACGCGGCGGTTTGTGGACCATCAACGTGAACGTGCGCATCGCGGACAGCACGTCGGGCACCACCCGGTATGTGCAGCTCACGGATTCCACGTTCGCCACCATCTACCAGTCGCAGAGTCTCGCCGTAGCCAACACGTCCACCGTGGACATGTCGATGTCGTGCACGGTGCGGCTCCCCGCGTCAACGTCGCTGTCCGTCAACGCCGTGTCCACCACCACCGGGTCCATCGACCGGTCCCTAGCGACGTTCGCGGCCCGCACCTCGATTTCCCTAGCCTGGATACGACCGTGAGGAATTCCCCTGTGATTCGACTGTTGTGGGCCGGGCTCGGCGCTGCCCTCGGCGTGGTGGCCACGGTCGCCGTGTACCAGTACTGGACCGTGCCCGGTCCCATCGATGCTGACGACGCCGGCCCGGACGGTTCCCTGATCGTGGAACCCGACCCCGACGACAACGAGCCTGGGTTCTTCGCACCACCGCTGTAACCGTTGTGCCTAACCGGAAAGGTGCGGACCGTTGCTTGGAATTGATCTGTACCAACGATACAACCTGGTGTCCGACTGGCACCTTGTGTACGCGGATGGCGTGCGCGAATGCTACGTCAAGTTGACCGATGGCGCCGGCCCGGCCGCCGTGCGCGGTGATGCCTACGTGGCCGGGGCGAGAGCCGCCGGAATCCGCGTCGGCGGCTATCACTTCATGGAATCCAGCCCTGCCCCGGAAGTACAGGCCGATGTGTTCGCGGCCGAGCTGCACCGGCTCGGCGCCCTGGACATCGCGCCGGCCCTGGACCTAGAGGCACCGTCCATCCCGGTCGGTTCCCGGGCCGACTACGCGCGGCGATTCCTGTTGCGCCTACAGGCATCCATGAATATGTCCAGAGTTGTGCTGTACGCGTCCGCGTCGTGGATGGCCACGCTACGCCCGGACACGTGGGGAATCGCCGGGCTGCTCAACTGGACAGCTCAATACGGCGCCAACGACGGGAAAGAGCACGCGGTCACCGCCTACACGGGACACGTGAACGTCCACCAGTACACGTCATCCGCGCACCTCCCCGGAATCACGGGCGCCGTGGACCTGGACGACGTACTCAGCGACATCACCGAACCGGCGCCCGCGACGCCGACGACAGCAAAGGATGACGACATGGCAGTGATCACCGGTGATTGGCCCGCCGGCACGGACGAGTACCACGTGCTGGCATGCCCCGTGGGGTCCGCGTCGGCGGTACTGGCCCGTGCGTGGTTCTCCCTGGTCACGGGATATGACCCGGGCGCTACCGGCCACATCTGGCTTGTGGGCACGAATACGGACGGCACGCCGCACTACTACCATGATCAGGAGTTCACGTTGGCCGCCGACTCCCGGCAATGGTGGGAACTGCCGGACGGCGCCGACCAAGTGTCTGTCAAATTCACCTCGACTACCCCGGTGGCGTGGTGCCTGGAAATGCTGCCGAAGTGACATCCGCAATGGACCACCCGCACGTACGGCGGCCGTTTCGTGGCCTGGACGCTCAGCTTGCCGACCGGATCAATGCGTGGTTCGGGTCCATGCGCATGTTCTGGATTCTCGTGGCGTGGATGGCCGCGTGGATTGTCCTGGCCACGCTCGGAGTGTGGCTGTTCGCCGATGACCGGTACCCGTTCCCGTTCCTGCTGTTCTGTAGCAACCTGATTCAACTGTGGGCGCTGCCGCTGCTGGGCAGCACACAGAACCGGGCCGATCAGAAACGGGAAAGCAAGGCGGACTCTGATCATGAAGCGTTGACCTACCTCGCCAACCGCGTCGACCAGATAGCCGCACGGGTCGGCGCCCCATCCTTCCGCGACCGATGATCCTGCCGCACAGCATCACCAACGCCCCTCGCCCGATCCTGGCCTACGCCGGGACGGTGCGGGGGGCGTTTTTGCCGTCTCAGGGCGCCCGTGGCGGCTCGGCCGGCAGCTCGGTGTCTGGCGGCACGTCGCCGAGCAGCACGCCCACCGTGGCGGCGACAGCGGTCAGCTTGGCGGCCACCGCCGCCAACACCCGGGCCTGGTTGGCCAGCATGGTTTGCGCCTCACGGAGTTCAACGACCGAGCGTGACGCCGGCTTGAACTCACCGTCACCAGTGAGCAGCCACGCCAGGCCGACGCCGAGAGCCAACGCCACATTCGGTACGTCATCGACGGACATCCGGCGTTCACTGGACTCCACCTTGACGACCCACGCTCGACTGAACCCGACCAGCGCGCCGAGCCGTTCCTGAGTGAGCCCGGCGGCCATCCGCGCGTCGCGGACGCGGTCACCGATGGTCGCGGGCCGCCGGGCAGGGACACCGTGGCTGATCACCTTTCGGTGCCCCCCGGTGTCGGCGTCGCGGCCGGTGTCGGCGTCGCGGCCGTGAACGCCACCACCACCGGCCGCGCGCCGGCACCACACAGGACCAGTCCCACGACCGTGACCACGCCGACGTAGACACACCACATCGTCGCGGCGGTCACCGTGGACGTGTCCCACAGGTCCACCGCCGCGTTGAACGCGAACGCCACCACCACCGTGACCGCGCCCCGCCGGATCAGCCAGCGCGGCGACCGAGGGGGGCGCAGCACATGCCGGTGCGCACACCACATCCGCGCCATGGTCTGTGTCAGCGGCGGTGCAGTCCACCGGACCAGCGCGCTACCGGACAGCGTCCCCACGGCACCGGTCGCGCCCGTGATCGGGCCGCCCGACCAGGCCAGGAACGCACACAGGGCAATCACGAGCCACGTACACACCGTGGCGTCGCGCGTCCACCACACGGTCATCTACGCCGCCGTGGGTATCGTCGCGACGACCAGCGCCGCCGCCAGGTCACCCACGGGCACGTTGCCCAGCGCGGCAAGGTGGTTCACGTCGTCGCTGGACAGGCGCGCGGCCGTGCGTCCACCGGAGATACCGGCCCGTGCCCACCGGGCGACGTGGCTCAACTCGGGGGCCGCCAGCGTGGCGACCTTGGTCAGGTCCACCGTGATGTTGGCGCCGGGGCCGCCGAACACCACCCGGTCCACATCGGTCAGTACCTCGTGCGGCGTGGTGCCTAGCGCCGCCGACAGCATGGCCAGTCGACTCACCGGCATCACCCGGGTGCCCAACTCCCACGTGGCGTAGGTCTGTAGGGACACCTGTTCGGGGAGCGGGAACACGGACAGCACTTCCTTGCGCGTCCGCCCCATCCGCTTGCGGCGGGCGCGCAAATGCTCGCCCAACACCTGTATGTAGACATCACCCGTGGTGGTCATCGTGAATCACGAATCCTTTCCGGTGGTGCGTGGCAGTGTTTCCGGCAAGCGCACTCCCTGTGCGCGGCACGCTTGGCGCGCGAAAACCACGGACACGTTGAATTTGCGGGCCAGCGTGGCAATGGACATTCCCTCGGGAACCTCACTCTTGATGTAGTCAAGAAACTTTTGCTCGCCCACGCCGGCCGGTGGCGACGGCGGCTCGGGGTCCGGCGTGGACGGTTCCTCCACTGGTGGATGCCACCCGCGTTGCCGGGCCGCGCTGTACTGCGCGTAGACGTACGCGGCGGACACACTGTGCGCGGCAATCCAGAGTTCCGGGTCAATCCACGTGTCCGGGTGGCCAGCGAGCATGCACGCCAGCGCCTCGGCGTCCAGTTCCACCGGTTGCCGCTCGGACCGTTGATATTTGGGCATGATCTCTCCGACTCGTTACGCGGTGAACGGGGCAGGCCATTGCGGGCCGGGTACCCGGCCGCCGTAGTCACCGCATAACAGCGTCGGCTGTTCGCCCGAGGAGATCAGGCGCGTGTCGTCGTCGACCACATCCGGGTCGGGAATGCGGGGGGCGGGAATCTGGGCAGTGTTGAGGCTGTCCATCGTGTCCCGGTGCGCTTGTTCGTCTGCCGAAATCTTGTTTTTCGTCTGCTCAATCAGAACATCGATCGAGTAATTCCGGTCTTTGGCGCTGTGGGTGCCGACGTGACGGGGAATCCAGACGTTAGCGTAATAGCCTGCCGGAAAAGCTACGGCGAGGGTGGTCATAACGGAAATCAGAATGATGATAGGTGTTGGCATTGTTCACCGTTCCCTGTTGCTTGTGGCGTTAGGGGGGTGCCCCCTCGATTGAGTTGTTCGGTAGAACCGTGAGGCGTGAAGCTCGCCCTATTACTTTCCGGGCCGGAAAAGCATCGGCTTGGTTGTCGGCGGCCGAATCGAGGCGGGCAGCTCCAATGGCGTCGCCGAAAAGGCGTCGTCGCTGACCTTGATAATCGCCTGAGCCGTGTCGTGAATGTGGCCGGTGTAATACCAGACGACGTGACCGGGGTCGGTCGGGTCCTTTGTGTACGGCAGCGTGACGTAGGCGCCGGCCGCTACCGGGAACGGGCCGCATTCGCGTTCATAGAACAGGCAAAAGACTTTCCACTGTCCCATTGGCAGCGCGTAGGCGCGGACCACGGCCGTAGGTTGCTCCCGACTGCCGTAGACGTACTCACGCCACGTGCCCGTTAGTTCGTGCACAAGGTCCAGGTCGGCGCCCACGGCGCGCATGGTCGGCGGTAGCGGCACGGGCGGCGGCGCGGCAGCTCGGCGACGGCGGACCACCCCCCGCGTCCACTGGATTGCCCACGCGGCGCCGAGTAGCACCACGACGACAACGGCCGTTTCAACGCCGGACGCCAAGGTCATCTGAAATCATCTCGTTATGTTTGCTAGTGCGAATTGCCGCCAAGTGGGTGACGGCTTGAGACGCGGCGACGCCGTAGGCGATCGGGGACGCACCACGGCGCCGCCGCGAACTGTGGGCCGAACCGGGGGCAACGTCATGCGTGGGCGCGACGTCACCCCCGGCCAGGCAGAGCAACCCGGGGACGCGCGTGTCCACTCGCGTGTCCTGTCCCTGGTCGCTCGGGTGGGGCGCCGGGGGGTCGGTCCGCGCCCGGGAGGTCGCGTGAACCGTCACGGCGCCCGTGTGCGCGCCCGGGGGGAGGCTCCCGGGGACGCTGGTCAAACGGGCAGGGTGGCAGGGCGACGACGACCGGGGGGCGATTCGCCGCCGCCCTGCCGCAGGCCGGACGTGGCGAACAGTGCACATGTGCACCTCGGCCACCTCCGGTCACCTTGGGGCCGGGCAGCATGCCGCCGGGCCGCGTTCAGGGCGCCGACGGGGCCACGGGGCCGAGTTCACCGCAGGCAGGGCGAGAACGAACCCGTGACCTGCGGTGACCTTCCCGGACCCCGCCGACAAGAGGTGAATCTAGCAGGGGTCATATGCACCCGCCACCGGCCCAATGGGTGACTATTCCCCCTTGGTGACTACGGCTAGTGTGTGTCCATGCCGAGCACACCGAACAGGCGACGCAAGCGATTCGGGACCTACATGGCCGAGTTGCGGGACAACGCTGGGCAGACCCACGACGACGCCGCCGAGCTGCTACAGAAGCAGCAACCGACCATCTCAAAGATGGAAAACGGCTACTTTCGTCTTGCGCATGCTGA